ACTAGAATAGCTGAAGATCAGTTAGATTTTAAAAGTAAAGAATATTATATGAGAGAGTTTTACAAGTATTTAGATAAGAATGAAAATATAGGTATACCTACAGTTAGAATAATGCAGGCACCTATAGGAATAAGATAATGGCAGATACATTAAGAACAGCAGGCGTTGGTATGGGAGGTTTTTGGATATCTTTTATGGAAATGGTACCACCAGTGGTAAGCTTACTAGTTGGGGTTTCAACATTTATCTATATGTGTATTAAGATATTTAAAGAACTAAAATAGGAGGCTATATGCCTAATGTTAAAGATGGTGTAATAAAAAGAGCTATAGTTACACCAGATAAACATTTCCCGTTAGCTGATAAAAAAGCTATTAATGTAGTATGTAAAGCAATAGAATTAGTAAAGCCAGATACATATATTGATCTAGGTGATACAGGAGAGTGGGAGACATTTAGTCCTCACCACTGGAGGAACAAAGAAAAACCTCCTTTAGAAGTTTTAATACCGATGTTAAATAAAGAAGTAAAGCAAGTTAACAAAGGTATGGATATTATAGATCGCTCTTTGGATAAAGTAAATTGTAAGGAAAGACATTTTATACAAGGTAATCATGAAGTATGGTTAGATAACTTTGTTATAAGACATCCATATTTGCCTTCTTACGAGACTAAAACAGCTTTAAGGCTAGATGACAGGGGTTACGAGTATTGGCCTTATATAAGCACTAAAAAGCTCAAAATAGGCAAATTAAACTTTACACATGGTGATTATGTTCCTATACATCATGCTAAAAAGCATTTAAGCTCTTATAAAGAGAATATTATGTATGGACATACACATGACTTACAGAGATTTACTGAAACTGGATTAGGTGGGACTCAATCAGCGTGGAGCCTTGGATGCTTAAAAGATGTAAGGTCTGAAGCTAACACATGGTTAAAGGGTAACCTAAACAACTGGAATCACGCATTTGCTATAGTCGATTGGTTTAAAGGTGGTGATTTTAAAGTTGAAGTTGTAGAAATAATAAAGGGTAAAACTAGTGTATGGGGAGAAATGATAAATGGCTCAGTTAAGTAAAGAAGAAGTAGATAAAATTAAAAAAGATAGGGCAGTCAAAAAAAGAATGATGGCTGATTCTTTGCGATATTATGTAGGAATACAATCAGTACCAGCTATTATGATTATGGTTGGGGTTCTTGTAGGCTCTGCTTATTATCTTAAATCTGAGGCTTTAGCCGTAGTTACTGGACTAGTTTCAACTGTTACTTTAGGTCTTATAAATGTATTGCAACAAATGACTGCTCCACCTGAAAAACCATCAGATGCTGCAAAAGCTAATGAGGCTGCAAATCATTCTTTAGAAAAATTAATGGACTATGTTTTAACTAAAGCTCCAATGAAAGTTAAATTAAATGACAAAGTTGTTGAAGTTGGTGGAGATGGTGGAACTACATGTGAGTTACAGACTGATAAAGATGCAATATGGGGTAACGATAAACCATTAAAAAGGAAAAAAAATAAATGAAAAGTATGTATGACTATAGTAAAGTAGTAAAGGAAATGAGAGACTTTTTTCAAGAAGAAAAGGGTTTTATAGAAGTACCTGCTCAAAGCAGACAATCCATATTAGCAGCTTGTGAAGATCCAGCAACAATATCTCAATATATATTTAGTGGTGTTAATTGGCCATTACCTCAAACAGGTCAAATGTGGCTTGAAAGAGATTTATTAGAGAATCCTAAGGTTAAAGGTGTATTTTGTATAACAACAAGTTATAGAAATGAACCTAATCCTGTAGCAGGAAGACATGACAAGATATTTCCTATGTTTGAATTTGAATCGCATGGTAATATTAATGATATGATTAAATTAGAAGAAGAACTATTAATGCATTTAGGATTTGGCTCTATGCATGAAAAAGTAATGTATGATGAAGCTTGTAAGAAATATAGTACTATGGAATTAGATTATGATGAAGAAGAAGCTCTATGTAAAGATTTTACACCTTGTACCTTCTTAACTCACTTTCCATTAAGGACACATCCTTTTTGGAATATGAAGCACGCTGGTACAGGTATATATAATAAAGTAGATGTTATAATGCATGGTATGGAAACTATAGGCTCTGCTGAAAGAGCTACTGATGTAAAAGAAATGAGAGATCAATTTCATAATATATCAGATGGTGAATATGCTAAATTGCTTTATAATCATTTTGGTGAAAAAAGAGTAGAAGATGAATTAGAAGAATATTTAGCTTTAGATATGTTTGAAAGGTTTGGAGGTGGCATAGGAGTTACTAGAATGGTATCTGCTATGAAAGCTGCAGAAATATTGGAGGAATAATATGCTTTTTACAACTTGGGTTGCAGTAGTTTCAATAGGTGTGGGATTTGGAGAATATTTTAATTGCAAATACCCTAGAGTAGATGAATCTTATAGTAGTGAAGGATTCTTTTGTAATTGGGAAGATGATGATTTCTATAAAGAGGATGGTAAGTGGGTACTTACTCAATCTGATTCTACTGACAACTGCTTTGAAGAAAAGTGGAGAAAAAAGTATTGGGAGGGAAGATAATGGATTTATTGATAGCTATAATAAAGAGTATATTTATTGCAATACCTGTATGGATATGCTATATAGCTGTTAAGATAAAGTGGCAAGAATGGGCAAACAAATAAACAGGAGAAGTTAAATGGACATGAAGGATATGATAGCTAACTACATCTTTAATGATGAAATGAAAGCTAAAATGGTTAAAGAATTAAATGAGAATATAAATATTCCTATTATCAATGAAAAGACTGAAGGAAAGATAATAGAAGCTATTTATGAATCAGTTGAGGCTGTGGTTAAAGGTGTCATCCTCAAGTAAGAATAGAAATTACTGGTATGGAGTGTGTACTGAGCTTCCAACGTTCACTACTCCTTTTGTTTCGTGTGGGTCTATCATTGCTAAATACACTCCATCCAGTATAATATTAAAGAAAAAGAATGCCTAAACAAGAATATAAAATAGAAAGATTTGACGGAGGGTTAAATACTGATTCTGATTCGAGAGATATAGAAATAAATGAATCAGATAATGCTTTTGATATAGGATTAACAAAAGGCAAAGAATTAAATCTTCCAATAGGTACAGAAGCTCATTCTTCTGATACTACTGGACTTACATGTACAACAAATGATGGTTATGGTTTGTTTGTTTTTTCTCATGATAGGATTGGAGCAAGTGTTGGTGATTTAGAGCATTTTACAGATGGGCAACTTAATAATACTACAAGTAAATGGACAGCTAGTACTGCTACTAGTAGCGCTTCTTTTCCTGACTTTGAGCAAATATCACATGCAGATAATAGAACGTCTTTTGCTGGTGGTAATTGTGAATGGGAACCTTTTGGTGCTAATGTATCTCCTTCAATAAATAAAGCTAATGGAGAGTTAACTATACAGCCTACATCAGATACTGGATTTCAAGGAGTGCAATTAGTGCCTTCAGATTCATTTGTTCAAGATATTGTTATTGGTGGTACCTATACTATAACTGCAGAAATATGGTGGGATGATGGATCTGATCCTAGCGTTGGAAATGTTTTTCATATACAATTAGCAGGAGTTAGTAGTGCTGGTTTTGCTGTAAGCGCTACAAGCAGTGGAACAACGTATACAGCTAATTTAACTATAACTGAAGCTTTATATAATCCAGATCAAGGATTAATTATAGATAATTCAACATCTAATACTGAGCATTGGAATTTAAATAATATAACAGTAACTAAAAAAGCTTTTAAAGAAAGCAAGGCAAGCGCTACCAGTTTAACAACTCTAAGCCAAACTGCAGCTGACAGAGCTTTAAAAGGAGCTAATGATTGTAATTATAAATTTACTTATACTGTATTAGAAAATCAAAATACAACAGATAGTTCAGGTAGTTCTAATAGTGGACATCATACTGGACAAATATCAAATACATTTTCTGCATCTGCAGTAAATTTAGAAGCATCAGACTTAACAGAAGGAACTCATACAAAAACATTTGTATCAAATTCTAATGCTAGCTCTCAATCTTTTTCAGTTTCATTATTTAATATAACTTCAAATACATCTACTATTGTCATAGATAATTTAAAGTTAGAAGCTTTTAATCCTCAAGATACTGGAGATAATTATTTAATGCTTTCTGATACAGATACAGGTGGTACAATATCTGTATATAGCGCTAATAGTGACTCTTGGGCTACTCCTATAACTGGATTAACAGATAATACTGGTGGAAAAAGAAAAGAAGTCTTTACTATAATAGATGGTAATATTAGAATATGTGATTCAGAATTTAACAATACTAATAAAAATAAATGGTATGGATTTATAGATAGGCAGTTATGGCCTACGCAATCTAATTATTTTAATCAAAATCTAACAAAAGATCAATATGTTAAATATGGGAATGTTAATTCTTATAAAGAAGAAATTTATAATGGATGGGTTTTAGCAGATCAAGAAATAAGCTCTCCTACAAGAGGCTTAGTAGGTGGTATTAGTACTGATTCTACAGTAGATACATTACTATTAACCGTAGATAATACCGATGCCAACCCTATTGTATTAGAGAGTACAGATACTGCAGGAAATGATGTTACATTTCAAAGGTTTACTGATGATGATATAGATGGAAAAGGATATACTGTAATAAATTTCATGACAGGAAGTTGGGGAGAAATTACTGAAAGAAATGGAAATACTCAAGTTAAAATACCTAATAATATAACAGGAGGTACTAGTAATGGATTTTCAAGTAGTGACGTATTATATATAACTCCTTCACAAGGGACTGGGTTTAATTTAAAAGTGGATCAAGTTAGCAGCGCTACGGCAGGAGATGGGCTATTTGAAGATAACGTTGATTATGAATTTGCTACTACATTTATATATGATAATAACCAAGAATCTTTGCCTTTTAAATTAGGTGGATATATAGATAAAGATACAAGTGGAGGACCTTTAAAGCTTACTTGGTTTTTTAGAGCTCCTTTTAATCCTAGAATAACAGGCGCTAGAGCTTATTATAGAATCAGAGAAAGTGAATCAGAGTGGTTTTTTGCTCAAGAATTAAATTTTTCTAAAGGGCTTTCTGTTGTTCCT